AGCCCCACCACGCTCGATGTAGTACTTGAGGTTAGTGCCTACTGTGACGAGGTTTTGCCCTTGGAGAGTAACCCAGTTGAGCATAGACCGGCATATGCCAAGGAAAGTAGCGTTAGACAGGCGCACCCATCCACCGATCTTCTGAGGCATACCCCGTCTGAAACGCACTTTGTTGGTCTCGTACCAACTGCCTTCGGCTGCGTAGCGGGTATTCTCGCGGTCAACTCCGGGCTTGAACTGTAGTTTCTGAAGCGGCATTTACAAACCTCATAATAGGTATTCACCAGTCTCGATCATGCTTGCGAGTTCATGGCTACGGCCTTTCACGTCCCGACTCCACTTGGAATCTAGGAATTCTTTTGCGGCCAATTTGTAGTCGGCAACTTCCATAGCTGCCAATGCGCGCTTGAAACCACGAAGTCTAGTGGCACCAAGGTTAAAGCTAATGTCAATCATAGCATCTTTTCGTACATCATCAAGGCTATTAAACCAAGGATATTCAGTACTTAGCTCTTTGATTACACGCTCAATGTCGTTCTCTAACAGGTAATCTACTTCGTCGTCAGACAACCCAATACCGCCGTTGGGGTCTACATTTCGTCCTGCGCCTATAGTCCAAAAACCGGCACTACACCGGTATATATGCGACTTCACGCCTTCATGGCGCTTTAGCATCTCAATAAGTCTTTCGGTCACTAGTCGCAAAGCTCAGCTAGTTCTTTCCAGTCGGCCGCAGTCCAGTTTGATGTATCAACTCCGGCAGGGAGTTCAACTGTGATTCCAGATATAGTGCCTCCAAACACACCCGAAGTCGCAGACGTATTACCTTTGATACAGGCCATAGCGTTGTCCTCCGGCGTAATTTCTAAGCTATTCAACTGGGTACAAGCAGGGAGTGCTAACAGCACCGCACCTAAAATTAATGATCTCATTTGAACCACCCTGTAATCGCTTGGTAAGTACGAACGGGGTAGTATAACGCAGCAGACCGGAATCTACCCACACCCACCACGCTCAGCGCTTCTCTAAATACTTGATCTGCTTGCTTTTGGTCTTTCACTAGCCCCTCGGGATGGGTGCACAAATAGTCATGCACTACCGCAGCCCTGCGATTCTTTGCGTTCGCAACGGGTACTATAAAACGAAAAATACGAGGAACACTAGCTAAATCAGTAACATAGCCTTCAGGCACTTCAATGTCTCGACCTAGCAGCTCGCTATGGTAGACAAAGGGCTGAGTTAATTTCCAACCCCCGTCTACTACTTCTAAAATAAGTCTGGTCTTGAAGTGACTCATCATGGCTTAGGCGTAAAGTTAAAGTAAGAGCTGGCCGCAGTACCCGCAAGGATTGCACCAAGGATAAGAGTTGTGAATATTTGCACAAAGGTTTTACCCGCTGTGCGTTTTACTGAGCGCCAAGAGTCTAGAAGATCGCGTACTTCCCGCACGTCATGGATAGCGTCGTCATCACTTAAACCCACGTCACGTAAGGCTCTTTTGGCCCCCGCTTCCGCAGCACGCTGTATCATCGCTTCTAGCTCTAACTCGGTCATCTCATGGGTACTCCTACCAATCCCCCGACCAGTGCTTAAGCCCTGACTCGGCATAGAATGCTCGTTTCTCTTGTTCCCAGTTTAACCCCAAAGTGCCATTACGGTAAATAATCGTATCGTAAGGTGGGTCTTCTCGGTACGTCTTAATGAAGCCTGCGGCTTCCATTGTTTCTCTAATCTTTTCAAATACTTCTATGCCGGGGTCGGTATTTATCATCTCGCCCATTAGCACCAAGGTTATCGCGTGCATGTACGTCTGTGGGCCAAGGAAATAGATGCTGTTATGCCCTTCCTGTAACCGTTGTAAATAGAGCTGTATGGCTGTGCTATATACCGGGTTCTGCGGGGCTGTCATCATAAAATCATGCGAGAAGTCGTAATCCCTGCATGTCGGCACAACCCACTTTGTATCCTCGTCTACCAAGTCATCTAACGGCGTATTCACAAACCGGTCGATGTCCATGTACAGGCCGCCCTCAATATAGAGTTTAATTAGCCGCCACAGGTCGGTCTTCTGTACTATGTGTTTATCGGCAATCAGCGCGTAAAGCTGCGGTTCTAGTTTGTCCTGTAGGTAGGCATCTACCTCGGCGTCGTCATATATCGTGACTTCCCAGTTTGGGTTTAGCTCTATGAGCTTCTTGACGCCTTCCGTTATCAGCGGGCTTTCGCTGTCTAGTAGGTCCTTAGTCTTCCACGATAGGTGTACTTTTTTAGGGATCATATAGACAGATCGTCGTTACGCTTTGTGCTGCGACCTTCTAATGGGCGCCCTTTAATCGTTGTATTGAGCTTGTCGCCGTCCCATTCGTTGTAGGCATACAGGCCCATCTGGTGAATTGGGAAGATGTCCGCTCTAAGCAGTATGTCCAATGGCCCCGTAATGCCGTACTTAATCACGTGGGCAAGCATATTCTTCGCCACCGCCGGATCAATCGCGTAAGCATGCGCCCGACAGATAAAATGGTAGTTCGGTCCTTCACTTGCGTGAGGCGGCGTCGGTAGTACCTGCCATCCCTGTTTTACCTGCTCATGTCCGCCTAAGTAGCAGATCGAGTTATAAACCGCGTGATGTTCGTATTTCTCTACCATTACCGCGTCGTGCTCTAAAACAATTAGCGGTTTATCCTCTATTACACACTTAGCCCACAGGCTTATATGGGACAGGGCGCAGGCTACTTCGCCACGGGTCATATAGTGGTCGGTTACCTTTAGGCACTCCATAATCGCGTTGTGGTGCAAGGGGGCTTTTAGTTTGCCGTCCAAACCGTTATAGGCATCCCAGTATTCCCAATCTTGGCCCACTTTGTCACAGGACTCGGCGCAGTGGGCGGCTTTCTTTTCTGATTCTTCGTGGCCCTCGACCCTAATTATGTAGGCTTTAGAGGGCGTTAAGTCGTACGAGAAAAATAAGTTCAAGGGTTATCCTTACAACAAATCAACTTCTTCGTGGGTAGTCGCTGCGTTGATTGCAGCAATACGAGCATCCTTAACCGCTTTAGCGGCAGATACTGCCTCAAGATCACCTGAAGCATCATCTTCGGCCATTTCTATAGCAAGCTGCGCGTCTACTACCTCTTCGAAGTTGGCTTTGGCTAAACGGATTAAATTGCTTTTACGTTCTTCAACAGTAATATCACGCTTTGACCAAACTATCTCTGCGGGGCTTGTGTCAATGTTGATTGTGTGGGTAGTAATAATTTCTCGATTTTCAACTACGTCAGGAAAAATCTCTACCGCTTCACACCAACCTACTGCGGCTTCTATTTCTTCAACTGGCGGCGCGTAATCCCACACCTCGATAACAGAGCCGTTTTTCACTCGTATCCAATAACCTGTTTTTACCGTAGGCATTTTCGCCTCCTATACTTTCAAATTGTTTTTTGATTTTGCAAAAAGTTTCACCCCAATCACCGTACGTTTCTTGCCGAAATAATCTCGCGCTATCGTACCACTCGGTCTTAGGTCCCTGCTTAGCCCACAGATAATAAGGCAAAATAGGTATAATAATCCATGTAGGAATACCCATAGCACCCGACAAATGGGCAACTGACGTACAAGACGTAATAACTAAATCACAACTTGCAACAGCGGCTGCCGTATCCGCCCACGAATCTAAACATACATCCTTAACCCACTTGGGCTTGTGCTCGGCCCCTTCATCGCGCTGTAGGCTAACGAATTCGGCATCAACACCTTTGACCGCATCAAACAACAACTTAGAATCAAACTGCCTGTGCTGCTCGTGCTCGAATTGCGGGTTACCCTGCCATCTAAGGCCAATACGTAACTTCTCACCTTTCTCAACATCAGGCTTGGGTATATAAGCGGCGCCATCAACGTCGGCATATTGTAACTGCAACGGGATAGCCGCTGACATGCTCGGCACCCAGAAATCATGTACTACGCCAAATACGGCCTCGTGCTGTACTACTGCCGTTACACCTTCAATCTGACTGACAATTTGTGCCAAAGAACCCGAACAAGCCACGATGACCTTGTTACCTAAACGAGCTATATCCTTAGCGAATCGAGCACCGTGTATCTGGTCGCCTAGCCCACCTTCAAGGTTTAACAGCACCGTAGCACCCGTCTCGCCGTTCCACTTTTCTGTTGGAACATTAGGTTTGCCGTTACCAAACACCCCTTCAATTCGGCCTCGGTCGATCAGCTTAATGCCGTCTAATAAGTGGCCATCTCGCATAACGTACCAACCACGGTTAAATGCCACTCTGTGATTCTTTGGCTCTGAAATAGCCAGTTCTTCGCCTATTTTCTTTGCCCCGTCCAAATCACCCATTAGGCCCTGAGCAAGCATCAAATCTAGCTTGTGTACCTTACGGTTGGCTTTCTGTTCACCGCGCCAGAAACGAGGCTGTACAAACCTGTCGTACATGTGCTCTAAAACATCTTCGGCAGACTCACTGTGCTGCCTTTCTAGTACAGGCTTTACGTCGTGAAGGCTGGGAACCTGCCACACCTCTTCGTCTTTCTCAGCCAACGCGCTGCCGTCAATGTTACTAAGATCGTAACTGTGCTCGTTTAGCCCTAAAAAGTCGTGTATCCGGTCAAGCTCAGTCTGCGGGTCAGTTAATAAATTATCGTACTCAACAAACAGTATGCACTCAGGACCTAACTGAAAGCCGGAATTTAACGCCATGTAAGACTCTTGCAAATGCTTAATAAGATGGTGGTTTCGCAAAAAGTCTTCTTTGTCTTCCGGCTTAACTACACGGACAAAGGAAGCAGCACAATCAGGCACATCGCGTACTGTGGCAATAATTTTAGGTTTTACCCCAAACACTTCGGCAGCTACTTGCATAGTAGTCGCTTCACACCAACCACGGGATTTATCTAGAATAATCGATTTGTCTATGTGTGCGTATTTAGCCTCTGCTATGTTACGAAGGACGCGTTTTATTTCCGCTTCACCCGCTTGCTCACCTGCATCGGCTTGAGAAGACAGGCTTGACTGCCAAGACTTAAACGTACCAAACATCATGTCCAACAGCCCC